CAGACACCTACAAATACACCTACGTTGACTTTTAGTTCAACACCAACACAGACCCCTACAAACACCCCTACTCCGTCTATTACTGCCAGTCAGACAATGACTCCAACACAGACACCAACGGTCACACAGACCCCTACAAATACGAATACACCTACTAATACTCAAACATCTACACAAACTCCTACTCCAAGTATTACCGCCAGTCAAACAATGACTCCAACTCCGAGTATCACTTCAAGTCAGACACCAACTCCGACTCCAAGTGTTACACCAACTAATACACAAACTCCTACACAAACTGCAACTCAAACTCAGACACCAACTCCAAGTATTAGTCCAACTCAAACACAAACACCTACTAATACTCAAACACCAACCACAACATCAACTCCAACTCCGTCTCCACCACCGTTTAGTCCATCATCATTATCTCCAAGTATATGGGTGGATTTCAGTGACGCCACAACAATAACAACAAGAACATCAGGATCACAAAGTTTCATTACAAGAATAACTAATAAAGGAACTGATACTTCTTTAACTGCATTCACTCAATCGACAGCATCTAATCAACCATTAGTTGCAGTTTCAACAGTGTTCACAGGAACATCAATTTCTGCGGTAACTTGTTCTAATGATTTCTTAACAGGTATTGCGAACACACCAAATAGTAATTCTTGGACCGTGGCAGCAGTAATTGGTAGAACTGATAGTAATGACACTGCCACTTCAATTTATGGAATGGTTGGTTCAGGACTACAAAAAAATACATATTGGGATAGAACTTCCAACTCATCAAGAATTGGTTATTTTAATAATGGTGCTTCAACTTTTTATAGAGTTGATATTACGAATCCAGTAACGAGTACTTGGAGTGGTCAATCTTATATTGAGTTTATTTCAACCACAGGTGCATCACAACTTGATTATTATTTCACAAATACATCTGCGATGACTGAAAATGTTGTTGCCGGTTCAACCTACACACAGAACACACCAGGTGCATCAGCATTAACATTATTTAATAGTGATGGAACAACTGCAAACATACAAGTTGGTGAGATGATATTCTTAACTCGTGAATTAACTACCACTGAAAGAACTAATTTATTGAACTATTTTAGAACTAAATGGGGTTTAACATATTAATATGAAAGGATTTATAAAATTTAATGAAGGTGAAACATCAAAAGGTTATGATCTAATAAATCAAATCAATGATTGTTTGGGATTCCCTGAGGAAGGAACAACAACATGGCAAGAAACACCAATCGCCTATTGTACATTGGACTCTCAGAGTGGATCAACTATATTTTGGGGATCTGTTATTAAAATTGATACTGATCAATTATCAGAATGTTTAACACCACAACAATTGAGTCAAATAATTGAATTACCATCAGATGTTTATATCTGTGGTGTTTGATTAAAGAGATAAAAAAATATATTTATAAGTATGGACGAACAAAAATTACCAGAAGATTTACTAAAAGTGTTCAACTTTGCGGTTGCGAAGGTTCCGATCATCGAAGAGAACGACGCAGTCAACACAAGAACGCCTTGGGTTTATTACGGTATCGCCAACCTTGCACCACAAGAAATCATAAGACTTTATAATACATCACCCACAAATAGAGCATGTATTATGAGTAAGTGGTTTGGAATACGCGGGGAAGAAATGTCATTAAAAGACGGAGATAATAATCGTTTATTAATGGCAAACTCAATGGGAGAATCAATCTATGATATATGGATGAAGTGTACTTTGGATTTCATTCTCTACAATTCGTTCAGTCTTAATATAGTTCACAGACGTGATCGCGATCTTGGTTTCGAAATCTATTATATGGATCCTTCGAAATTACGTGCAGAGAGAGCAACGATGAACGACAAAGTTGAGAATTATTATTATTCAAATGATTGGGCGTTTTATCGTAAACCACAATTCACGCCAAGAAAAATTCAAGCCTTCGATCCAAATGGAGAAGATCCATCACAAGTATTTTATTATAGATCACATTCACCATCAGCAGACTATTACGGTTATCCAAACTGGTGGGGGGGTGCAACAGCAATTGCAACAGAAATCGAGGTGTTGAACTTCTGGCACTCGAATATTATCAATGGTCTTAATCCATCATTGTTTGTTTCTTTAAACTCAGGAATTCCTGCACCAGAAGAACGTGAGCAAATATATCAAACACTAACCGCGAAATACTCATCATCGAATAATCCTGGAAAATTGATGCTGACGTTTGCCAATTCAAAAGACGAGGCACCTGAGATCACAACCATTTCACCAAATGGCTCTGATAAAATGTGGATCGAGATGAATCAACAGGTACAACAAGCCATCTTAACATCACACCAAATTAGTTCTCCTGAACTATTGGGTATTCAGACACCAGGATCTCTTGGTACTCCAAACCATTTGGAAGCCCAAGATCACTTTCAACATTTAGTGATCATGCCTGCCCAAAAAGAGATTGCAAGTGTGTTTGAACGTTTACTGACACTACGTGATCGTAAACCATGTGAGATAGAAATAAAACAATTCCAAATGGTAACAATCCCTGATGAGAAACCAGTAGAAACGGTTAACGTAAATGAGAATGAAATCGTTGGTGTTGACAAAAAAGAAAATATAACAGAATAATATGAGTCAAGCGTTAGTGCCCCAAAATGTCCTCCTGATAAGCGAGGTTAAAATCAAGAACTTCACGGACATCGATGCAAACGTTTCAAGTGCAGTGCTTCTGCCCTTCATTTCAGTCGTGCAACAAACTAAACTGGAATATATCATAGGTCGCCCTTACTACGTTGAGTTATTAAATCAAGTTACATCTTCAAGTCTTACAACGATCAACCAAAATTTCTTAGAATATTTTGTGCAACCAATGTTGCTGTGGACGGCTTACGCAGAATGTTTACCAAGTGTATGGGGGAGAATTAAAAATAATGGCCTAGTAAATGGATCTGAACAAACCGTTACATTAAAAGAAATGCAGTGGTTTACAGAGAAGGCAGAAGAGAGAGCACAATTCTTCGAACAAAGAATGATTCAAGAAATTATTTTCAATTCAGGAAACTATCCAAGATGTTATAATTATAATTCAAGTGAAGGTTTATTCCCACATCTTGGGAAGAATTATTTTGGTGGTGTTCACTTAACTCTTGGTCGTTGGGAAGGTTATGATATCGCATCAGGATTTTCAAGAGCCGGTATCGGATATTATTCAGGACCTGAATATAGATGTGCATGGGGTGGTTGTTAAAAAATTATTATGGAAGAAATTATATTATATTTGGTTAAGTGTCAGGTTCAATTTAGATTCCTTCACTGGCAAACAATGGGTGACGCACAACACAGAGCCTTGGGTGAGTTATACGAATCATTTGATGAGAAGTTAGATGAATTCGTTGAAACAATGATTGGGAAAGCGGGGATGAGACCTGTATTTAGTCCTGATTTTTCATTACCATTAAAAGATATTTCAAGTGTATCAATCATGGAATATATGGATATGGTTGTTGAATATTTGATTTCATTGAGTGATGTGTTTGATCCAAGATTAGATTCTGATCTATTGAATATGAGAGATGAATTGATGGGTCTTGTTAATCACACAAAATATTTATTAACCCTTAAATTTTAAAGAAATGCCAATACCAAAACCAAATCCATCTGAAAATTATGATGTCTACATGAGTAGATGTATCAGTAAGATTTCTGATGAATACGATCACGATCAAGCGACTGCGATTTGTAATTCACAATGGGCAAATAAAGAAATGACTAAGATGAAAGAAGAAAGTTTTGTTTTAAAGCCGAACAAGAACGAGAACAGAGGTAAGTACCTTTCTCGTTGTAGTTCAAATTCAAAGATCAAAGAACAATTCCCTAACATGAAGGAACGTCTTGGATCATGTCTCAACGCATTCAATGCGTATTATCGTTATTGGTCCAAGTTGGATGAATTCGCAGTGTATGAATTACCAACAGAATCTTGTATGGCAGAGAACCGTGCGAGAGGTTTCGACTACAAAAAGGCTTACGCATTGTGTATGAAGAAACAAGAAGATGGTGAATTACTGGTTGAACCAGTTATGTTCGAAGACACAAACATTGGTGATTGTATTAAAAGAAGAATGGAAAATGATTCTTCGTTAACAGAAGAAGAGGCACGTAAACGTTGTTCTGCGTCTGTTGTTGTTGAACCACAAGGAGGTACAAATCCTCAGGTTGTAACAATGGAGAAAGATGAATTCTACGATATAAGTTATAATGAAGATAAGGGATTAGAGGATGCCTGTTGGCCAGGGTACGAAGCCATCGGTTTAAAAGACAATGGTGATCCAAACTGTGTTCCAATCAAAATGACAGAAGATGATTTTGCTGAATCAATTTCTGATTATCCTGAGGGTGTTAAGAACGCCGCAAAGAAGGCAGTGGATTACGCAGAAAAGAATGGTTGGGGATCTTGTGGAACTCAGGTAGGAAAAACAAGAGCATCTCAACTTGCGAAGGGTGAACCCATTTCTGTCGATACGATCAAAAGAATGTATTCTTATTTATCAAGACACAAAACAGATCTTACCTCATCAAAATCTTATGAAGATGGATGTGGAAAATTAATGTATGATAGTTGGGGCGGAGAACCTGCACTAACATGGTCTGAAAGAAAATTGAGGGAATTGGAAGGTAAATAATATTTAACTACCGAGATACTTACGTATATTTATACAGGGATAGGTTTGATTTATTTTTTACTCCCATTTAATTGTTCCCTATCCCCAAGTTATCCGAGCCCACAGTTTTCACTGTGGGTTTTTTTATTCCGCATCCATTAATTGCAATTCCCATTGTTCATCTACCCATTGACGAAAACTTTCTTCATCTTCTTCAAAAGAAGTTTCAGGTTCATCAGGAAATAGATTGAAAACATTAAATGTTAGTTCTTCCAATAATTTTTTACTTTGTCCCATCTTTTTTTGTATTTTGATTCGATTTAATATAATTATCCAATTTTGTAAATCTTTCTTGGACATCCTTTGTTGGACCGTTCATTGCAAAGTCTACCATAACGTCAGTCGCAAGTGCGATTTCAAATAATGTTGGACATATACCACAGTCATTAAACCATCTCTGAACAAGATGTGATTGATTTTGAAAGATGATTGCTTCTTCTTTTGATCTTTGTTTGTTTTCCATAGTTTAGTCCTCCCACTTCTTTTTAAGTTTTTCGAATATTTGATCTTCAATAATGTGTTGATCAGTTAAGGGTTGATTTTGAATACGAGTATTCTTCAAATACATAAGGATCTCCATCATCAATCTCATTTGATTGTCGGTGAATTTAACCGTGTAAACGTAGTTTTGTGCCATAATTTCTTGATTTATTTACTACAAATATAGTGGTGTAGGAAGGTATAGTCAATAAAAATAGAGACAAAAATTTATTTTTTTAATTAAAATAGTCTCCGTATCTTTGTCCTATGAATCTACAAGATATACTCAATAATGTCGGAACAAGTAAGATTGGTAAAATTAAGAATATTAGTAAAATCCAAAACTTAAAACAAACCGATCTCTTTAAGGTTAAGAGATTGGAGAATATGAAAAAGTATGCAGACGTTGCAAGACAAAATTCATCTGTAATTGTTACCTGTCCTAATTGTGGATGTAGTGGTCCTAAAAGAAGTATTCAAAGGGTACACTTTGATAAGTGTATCAGACCCAAAGGGATGAATGATCTTGAAATATTCAGATTGTATAAGTCAGGTATGAGTTATAAACAAATGTCAGAAATTACTAATTTGAAAGTTAGTGGTTTAGAACCCATAATAAAAAAACAAAAAAAGATTTTATCGTCTCAATTATAATCCATATCTTTGTTCAACAATTAACAACTATGACACCGAAAACATTTACCCCCGACATGATCAAGTTTTTAGAATTAGGTTCTAAAAATCGTAAAAGACTTTCTATTCTTGGTAACAAGATTTCTAACTTCGATACAAACGATGAATACAATCACTCTTATATCTATTCAGTTCCTGGTTTGGGTAAAACCCATACTGTTAACGACGCGATGTCTAAGAACGGTATTAACTATGTTACGATTTCAGGTAACGTATCAATGTTCGCGTTTGGTGTTCAACTTGCGTTGATCAATTATATGTGTCCTGACAAAGTGACCGTTGTATCTGTTGATGACTGTAATGAGATCTTAAAGGATACATCTAACATCAACATCATCAAGAACATTCTTGAAGGTAACCGTCAGTTCCACTATCAGAAAATGTTAGGTGGTCTTATTAGTCAGTTAGATGATCTACAACAACGTGCAATTCAACATCACATCGTAGAGGGTACAACAGGTTTCGTTGTTCCCACAAACAAGATGGTATTCGTATTCACTGCGAATGAACGTCTACCTTATGATGATGAGGTTAATAACAAGAAAGTTAAGGACCGTATGATCCACCTTAACGCAATCCGTAACCGTTGTCGTGTATATGACTTCGTAATGGATCCATTGGTTCAATGGGGTTGGATCTGTGATGTTATTCTTAATGTGGTTCCTCCTGTCGTAAAGGTACCAAATAAGGTAAAAGAAGAGTGTTGTGTGTTCATGTATCAAAATTGGGATAAGATGAAAACTAAGTCTATCAGAACCGCAAAGATGATGTGTGAAGATTACATCAACAACAGAGAAGACTATCAATTCATTTGGGAATCAGAATACTTAAAATAATTTTATGCAAGATTTACAAAAAATATTATCATCATTCCAAGATGATTGGTCTGAAATTAAAAGTTGTAATATGAACCAAATAAGAACTATCAAGGTTTTCAAAGATGGGCAATTCATTGGTGATTTTCTTACTGCAAAAAAAGCATCGAATTATTGTGGTGTAAGTAAAGAACACATATTACAAACTTGTCATGGTAAATGTAAAAGTGGTAATGGTTATTGGTTTGTTTTCCAAGATGAGTGGGATGGTTCAACTCATCCTGAAAAGAGAAGAAAACAAAGTGAAAGAATCAAATGGAAAATAGAAGTTTTTAAAGATAATATTAGTTTGGGAATATATTATGGATCTTGGGATGTAATAAAAACTTATGGAATAAATTCATCTTACTTATCAAAAATTAGAAGGGGGTTAAAAAAATCATGGAAAGGTTATACATTTGTATTCACTGAAATAAAAAAATAATAGATATGAAATCATTACAGGAAATATTGGATGAAGTATACCAAAGTAAGTTTGGTAAGATGTCAGATGGTAAAATTCAACATACTATGACGGGATTATCTCAAACACATAGGTTGTTGGGTGATAATGAGAAATTAAAAAAAAGGGGTCAAATCTTGGGATCTACGGTGGGTAAGTTCAATATGACAGATTATACCCGTGAGATGTCAAAAGTCCCTACAATGTGTCCTAATTGTCAAACAGTGGGTCCTTTGAATAACATCAGACAACATCACATGGATAAATGTAAAAGGGTTAAGGGTTACTCTGACTCTTTGATCATTGAGAACTACAAAAAAGGTATAAGTTTATATCAGATCTCAAAGGATTCCAATGTGAGTTATGGTCAAACTAAATTGATTATTAGAAAATATAAAAATAATTTTGGTGGTTCAAAATAATCCCTTACCTTCGTTCAACAATTAAAAAATAACAACATGACTACTACAACAATTAAATTTATCGGACCAAAAGTATTAAACATTACACCTGTTCATTTAACGGTGAAAACAATTTGTGAGTATCAACTTTTATTAGATTGGGGTTCTATGGGATTAGGTCGTCATAGAATCTATAAAAAAGATGGACAATGGGTTTGGACTGATAGTCAATCACCAATTCCTATTCGTAATTTTAATTCATTAACAGATTTAATGTGGGAATATGAATTACCTGAAACATTAAAAAAAGATTTTGAAAATTTGGTGGAATCAGAATAACCTCTTACCTTCGTTTAACAATTAAAATAACAACCATGAAAAACAAAACTTATTATTACGGTTATGAAAATTTAACCACAGGTAGATTCACATTTACAAGAACAAACTCAAACCTCAAAGAACTTGTAAAAAATGTTTCCAATCATGATTTTGGAGATTTAACCACAAGTGATTTAGTTTCACAACTTATTGATCAAATGGAAAGTAATGTTGGTAAAAATGATCAAAGTACACAACAATTACTACTAATCACAATGATCAAAACTTATAATGATTCAGGATTAAAATTTGGTGATGAGGATCTGTATTTGTTCAGAACTAATGGTGAAAGATTTCATACTCTCGGTAAGAAATTATGGAAAGGTATTACACCATCCGAGGCTGAAAAGTTCTTCAAAAAAAATCTCAAAAAAGATTATGATTCTTTATACCAAACTTGGTAGAATCAGAAAATTAATATAATTTTACACTTTAATAACAATCAACTCGGGGACAGGACAAAATCTGAACAACAAATACTATGATCGGAGTAATACCAAACCCTTCAAAGAAAGTGACAGTGGAGTATCCATTATCACAAGTGAAACAAGGTTTCGAAAACCTTCCAAAAGTTGTAAAGAAATTCAAACTACACCAAAAGAACGATATGTTCAACGGTTATGTTTATGATGTGTCTGAGTTCTTATCTTTGGGTGTTTACATCGATGTAAACTTATCCTCAGTGAATGATAATAGAACTGAGATCAATATCGAGGTGAGAAGAAAGTTGGGTGCGTTTGACCAATGGGTTGAAGTACAAAACGCAAGTGAACACATCTCAAAGATCATTGAGATCCTACCTAAGTGTATGTTGGTTTCTGGTGATCAAGTATCCGTATTGGAGAAAGAGGAGTCAAAGAAGAACACACCACTGTGGGTTAAGATATTGATCGCAGGTGTGGTGTTAGGTGTTCTTAACGGTCTATTAACCTAAACTCTTGGTTGTTATATGTTAAAGTCCCTTCCATGTTCTATGGAGGGGATTTTTATTTCCATCAGGTAGATACAGATTGTTGAATCTTGGTTCCCTTGATTTGTATTCTGTTCCATGTCTTTCTGAGAACTGTAAC